CTATGGCTTTAGGCGCAGGGAATGCTGCGGCTAGAGTGTCGGGTGATGGAGATCCTAGTATTAACCGGTTAACTGGTAAACCAATCGCAACTCAGGTGTCTCAATCCGATATACCAAAACAAGATGCAGTTCCTTTAAGCAGTAGATATACCTCAGGAGCACAGTGGCCAGCAGCATATACTATAGAATACGAAGGCGAAACTTATAAATTTGCTGGAAGAACTGAGGCAGCTCCAAAGGGCGGAAAAGAAATTAAAGTACCAGCAACACTAGTTGGTGTTAGAGGGTTAAGCGCAGTTACCGTAACTCTAGGAAAAGACGGAAAATATTATGCCGGATCTGCAGATTAACGAACTCAAAAAGTTAGCTGGTATTACAGAATTCAAAGGTTATCAACCTTACGAAGGGAGCAATATCTCAATTACTGGCAATGAAAAAGGTGAGCTTATGAAAAAACACAACATAAAGCCAGGTACCCCAGAATGGTTCCAATTATGGTTCAGTTTACCGTATCTCACAGGAGAACGTCCTGTATGAACCCCTATCCAGTATACCCAGAAGATGACGGTACAGATCGTCCACGCAATCCTTATTCACCTGTATGAAATCTCATGAATTTGTTGTTGAAAGAAAACGTAAGCGCAGACCACGTTGGGCTGCATACGGTCCAGGTCCCTATGGGGGCTATGGCTACTATACCGGCTACAGCGGAGACGGTGGGTCATCAGGTGGTGACGGTGGTGGCGGAGAAAGCATTAAGCACGAAGCATCTTATCCCGGTAACATAGGCATGATGGAGTTGGCCAAGTTCTTCAGCATGGCTGATGAAGAACAAAAAACTCTGTTCAAACAACTGCTAGAACGAGGTAAGAAGGGATTGGCATGGAAACTGGTACAGGATATAGTAGGGGTAAAACTTCAGGGGCAAGAGTTCGACGATGTTAAAGAAGCTGAAGCCAGTGACGACGAGTTGCGTCAGCGTTATGGCGATTTTGATTCCGAAGATAAACCCATGTTGCCAACTACAAGAGTGGGTGGTGCACCTGCTCCTACACTGTGGACTGCATACGAGACTATCCAAAGTATATTAGGCAAAAATCGTGTAACGGACGATGAAGAAGAAATCGAGCCAGGTATGTACTATGTATATCAGAGCAGTGCTTCTCCTATGTTTACAGACACTGAAGATTCGGGGCCCGGTGGCAGTATCAATATTCCAAATTTAGAAAGTAAGGCCGCTAAAGATGTTGCCATTGCAGCACACGAAGCATGCCACGCTTATGTACATGATCGTACCAAAGGTAGCGGCCGTGTGCATGCCAATGAAAAGATCATCAACAATCTAGCGGAGAAATGGCTGCGTAAACATCTATCCGGAACAGCACTGCACGTTGCTATAGAAACTATCACAGGCAGTCGTATCAGTTACGGCAAAGATCACATGCCACAGAGCCGGCAAGCCAACGAAAATTTCGCAGATGGAAAGAAGCCAGGACGCAAAGGTCTTGCCAAACGCAGTGGTGTTAATACCAAAGCCAGCGTTAGCAGCCTAAGAAAAACAGCTAAAAATTCATCAGGTGAAAAAGCACGTATGGCACACTGGCTAGCTAACATGAAAGCCGGTAGAGCCAAAAAAAATAAATAATACTATGAAAATACAAGAAATCATAGAATCAGCTACTGCCGGTGCTACTTCAGCTGCTAGCATAGGTACTGTGGTAAATCCGCATATTAGCCCAGGAAAAGCTCGAGGAAAGACCAGCTATTTAGGCAAGCCGGGGGGCCCTGGAGGTACTAAATCACCCCCACAACCCAAGGTTCACCAGCCTAAAAACAAGGACGGCACGGCCAAAAATGCCCTAGATCAAAGCACTAGTTTGTTTGGTGCTGGCTCTGCAGTAAAAAGATAAATACATTACCAACTGTTAGGAACAAGGAATCGATTATGGACTTTAAATCACTTATCACTAAAATCAGCTCAATGGATGATCAGATCTCCACGGTAGCTGCTCCCGTACTAGACAAAGCTGTGCAGCTCAACGAAGATGCTGCTCTGCGTGTGCTAGCAGGACAAAGCACCTATGTAGCTGAAGCCAAGAAAAAGAAAGAAGAAGATGTCAAAGAAGAAATGAAAACTGGCGATAAAAAACCTAGTTCTACAGGTGGCACAATAGAAAAGACTGCTACAGGCGTCAAACACCATGCTGGCAAGAACTATGGTGGCAGCAAGGCAGAACCTGAAGATGATGATGAAGATGCTCCTAAGTCCAAAAAGAAAGCTAAGAAAGAAAGTGTAGAACCCGAATTCAAAAGCAAATTCATGAAGATGGTTGAGGCCAAGAAAGAAGAAACAGATAAGAAAAAGAAGATGGCCAAGAAAGAAAAGATGGCTGAAGGATCTAAGCCAGACTTTCTAGACATCGACAAAGATGGTGACAAGAAAGAACCAATGAAGAAAGCTGCTGGAGAGAAAGGCGAAGATAAAAAAGACGGCGCTAAGAAAGGTATGAGTGCTGCTCAAGCAAAATACTTCGGCAAAAAGAATGAATCAAAGATGATGCCAACAGGCAAAAAGCGTCCGGTGAAAGAATCAATAGAACAAAAACTAAGTTTCAAGCAGATGGTACAACTGGTTCAAGAAAGCGGCGGACAACAACAGATCGATCCTCTAGACAAGTCATTGTTCAACTGGGCTACTCGTGTAGCTGCCAGCAAACTGGGCGAAGGCATGAAAGCAGAACTTTATGCTGGTCTAATCTATGAGCGCAACGGCGGTGTATTTGAAATGTACGACGTGCTCAGTGAAGCTCAAAAATAATTCAACCGTTTGGTAAACCTAAGCCAGTCATTCATTGACTGGCTTTTTTTATTCCTGTATAATTAATACATAAACTGGAGTCAATATACATGACAAAAATGTACGGTCCCGAAGAAAAAGCCAAACTAGAAAGATTAATCACTGAAGGCTCAAATGTACTACGTGAGCTTGAAGATCTGCAAGAAGGTCTCAAAGAAACTGTTAAAGCTGTCGCAGAAGAACTACAGATCAAACCCTCAATCATCAACAAGGCCATACGCATAGCACACAAAGATAATTGGAAAGACCACGAACAAGAATGGAACGAGATTGAAATGATTCTGGGTGTCACTAAAAGGTTGCCTGAATAATGAGCTACTGGGGATATCATTTATTATTAGATTGCAGCGGCTGTGACATAGCTGCCGTAAAAGATCGTGATAACATATACAAGTTCGTAAAAGAGTTAGTGGCACGTATCGATATGACTGCACACGGAGAACCTATCATCGAATATCTTCTACCAGGCGATCCCAAACAGGGATATAGTCTCATGCAATTAATTACTACTAGTAACATCAGTGGTCATTTTATGGAATTAGATGGCACAGCCTACTTTGATATTTTCAGTTGTAAAGAATTTGATCTTGAAGTTGCAAAACAGGTAGTCAATGAATATTTTCATCCTAAGAAAATGCGGGTTAACTTTTTGACTAGGCATGCAGATTGATTTTGTAAAAACACCGTATACCACAGGTCCTAATATGATTCGTAATACCGGACCTGTTTTTATTTCTTCTCCTGATCTAGACATAATACAAAAGAAAAAAGAAGAATTAGCAAAGTATAACACAGATTTATTTGGTCAGATAGCAGGATCAGAAGCTACCGTAGAACGTGCTGCAAGATATTGCGGTGTATACTCTAATCAAATCCAAGATCTAGCACTACGACTGGAGGAAGATGTTGCTGTCATGCATCAAGGCAAACTAACAGCTATTTGTTTTTGCTTTCCCAGCGGCTTTATCCCATCACAACGATTGGGTATGACTTTAGAAGATATTCATCGACCGGTAGCAGATAGTGAACTGTTGGTAAAAGCCAGTCCTGGTATCAGTAGAGTAATGTGTGAACAAGCGAGTTTTCGCAGGTGGGTTTGGACTATAACTACCAATCCTGATTTAAGTAATCATCCTAACAACAAAAAAGAAATTGACCCCGTTGGCCTGGAAGATTTATATTTTAGATCTGAAACACAAACCACTGCCAAAATAGATTCCGAAACCAGTTTGTTCTTTGTTAAGATGGATGTTGTTCCTCTAAAATCCGTGTACCATAAGCGAATATTAGACAGCGTTAATAGCATGACTGACAATATATTGGAATACAAAAACTTGACAAAAATTAAAAATCTGTTAAACTTGTTAGCTAATAAAAAGAATAATTAATTATTCAGCATATCTTGACTCAATCTAACTATTGTGCGGCAATTTATAAGGGACTGTATGTTTCTGCCGAACCTGATAATCAAGCTAAAATAAGCGCCTGTTGTGTTAACCAAACAGGGCCAGCAATATCTGTAATTGATTTTCATAAAGATGTATATCTAACCAACCAACGTGAAGAGTTTAATAAAGGCAATAGACCTAGTAGCTGCAACTTCTGTTGGCGCAAAGAAGATGCAGGTGTGCCTAGTAGTAGAGAAAGAAGAATCGCTAACCCGGCAGAAGATCCATATGAAGTTGAGTTATTAACAATGCATTATAATGTTGCTCCGTTATGCAATGCCAAATGTATTACCTGTGGAAGTAATTGGAGCAGTGCTTGGGCCGCAGAGGACGAAAAGTTTAATACTGTAGGCGTTGGCTTTCGCAGTTTTAATCAAATACGTAAATCTGATCCGGAATTTAACGTGGACTTTAGCAAGTTAACACAGATTTACTTCAACGGGGGGGAGCCGTTCCTAAGCACAGATATTAACAAGATACTAACCAAAGTTAAAGAGCAGCAGGGCTCGTTAGATAAGTTGAGTCTGGTGGTCAACACCAATTGTAGCATCATGCCTACTAAGGAAGATGTAGCTCTTTGGAACGAATGTAGGAGCATAATGTTGATATGTAGTGTAGAAGCTGTAGGCCCACAGTTTGAATACATACGCTATCCATTAAACTGGACTGAAGTAGCCAACAATGTAGCTAGCTTTGGCAAACTATTTGATAAACAGCTAGTAATTAATATAGCCCCTAATCTCGGCGTACATAATGCCCTAGAGTTTTCTAAGCTAGTTGATTGGTTCAATGGGCTTAGACAGGATAATACTACCTATATACTAGCTCCAGAACTAACAATAGGGAAGTTATCATTTGACACAGTATCTGCCGATGTTAAAGCGGCCATGCTAGAAATTATACCCATGGGTCCTCAGTTTGAACGTCTTAGACGGTTTATTCAAACGAGTACAAATGGTGACAACTTCAACTGGATTGACGCACTCGATGCCATAGACTATAGACGTAGATTAAACTGGGCCGAAGTGTTTCCAGAACTATCTAGATTGATAAAATGATATTAAAATTTGACAATGTCAAACAATAATAGTATAATTAATGCATGAATGATTTATTAAAACCTACATTCGATTGGATACATGATGATTGGAAGTCTAATAAGTTTCGCTTTGGTGTTGAGCTGCTTGCTTGGGCTATTAGTATTGGCTGTGCGATCACTATGGCAGTCACCGTCCCCACTCCGCCTTTACTGGCTCTTTATCCTATATGGATTTCTGGTTGTGCCATGTATGCTTGGGCTGCTTATACTAGGAAATCGTTTGGCATGTTGGCTAACTACCTCTTGCTAGTCAGTATTGACAGCGTTGGCCTAGTAAGGATGCTAAGTAGTTAAATAAAAGTAGATGGTAGGCGTGGCCATAAACCGCACATTGGTATTTGCAAGCCTAAAAATTGCATAGGAGAATAAATGAGTTACGTAGACGCTTTCTATGATCGCGACAATGATATCATCCGTGTGGTTGAACGCGATGACAAAGGTCAGAGACATTTCAAAGAATATCCAGCTAGGCATGTTTTTTATTACATCGATCCCCGCGGCAAGTTCCAATCAATCAAAGGCGAACCATTAAGCCGTGTTAGTTCAAAAAATGTCAAAGAACATCGCAAAGAACTAGCCATACACAGCAACAAAAAACTCTACGAAAGCGATATCAATCCCATATATCGTTGCCTCGAAGATCATTATCTTAACACCGACGCTCCTAAACTTAATGTAGCATTCTTCGACATCGAAGTAGACTTTGATCCAGAACGCGGTTATGCATCACCAGAAGATGCATTCATGCCTATCACCGCTATTGCTGTGTATCTACAATGGATGGAGACCATGATATGTTTGGCCATCCCTCCTAAAACACTCAGCATGGCCGAAGCCAAGCGTCAGATCGAAGACATCCCCAATACTATGCTGTTCGAAACTGAATCAGAAATGCTGGACACATTTTTAGATATCATACAAGATGTTGATGTTCTCAGCGGTTGGAACTCAGAAGGTTTTGATATTCCCTATACAGTGAATCGTGTGACCAAGGTCCTAAGCAAAGAGGACACACGCCGTTTCTGTCTGTGGAATCAGTTTCCTAAAAAGCGAGAATACGAAAAGTATGGCAAAACTGCCGTGACCTATGACTTCATCGGTCGTGTACACCTCGACAGTCTTGAACTGTATCGCAAATATACCTATGAAGAACGACATACCTATCGACTGGATGCCATTGGTGAAATGGAAATTGGGGAAAACAAGACTGTCTATGAAGGCACCTTAGACCAATTGTACAACAATGACTTCCGTAGATTCATAGAATACAACAGGCAAGACACTGCTCTACTGGACAAGTTAGACAAGAAATTAAAATTCTTGGCTCTGGCTAACACACTGGCGCACGAATGCACAGTGCTGTTGGCTACCACTATGGGTGCCGTGGCGGTTACAGAACAGGCCATCATCAACGAAGCACACAAGCGTGGTATGATCGTTCCTAATCGTGTGAATCGTGATGGCATAGATACACAGGCTGCAGGTGCTTATGTGGCCTATCCCAAGAAGGGCATACACGAATGGATTGGCTCACTAGATATTAATTCACTGTATCCTAGTGCGATTCGTGCGCTGAACATGGGACCGGAAACCATCGTGGGACAACTGCGCCAAGATGGCACCAAGGAATATATCGACGGTCAAATGGCTAAAAATAAATCCTTTGCCTCAGCCTGGGAAGGAATGTTTGGCAGTATCGAATACACTGACGTACTTGAAAGAAAGGTAGGGCGTGAAATCACCATTGACTGGGAAGATGGTGGATCTGATACTTTAAGCGCAGCACAGATCTACGATTTAATTTTTGAATCAAATCAACCTTGGATGCTGAGCGCCAACGGCACTATCTTTACCTATGAGAAAGAAGGTATCATTCCCGGACTGCTGAAACGTTGGTATGCAGAACGCAAAGAAATGCAGGCCAAACTCAAAGAATGTATTGCCGCTGGCAACAAGATCGAAGAAGAATACTGGGACAAGCGACAGCTGGTTAAGAAGATTAACTTGAACAGCCTGTATGGTGCTATCTTAAATCCAGGCTGCAGATTCTTTGATAACAGAATCGGTCAATCGACTACACTCACTGGCAGAGCTATTGCTCGCCATATGGCGTCAAAAGTCAATGAAATCATTACCGGAGAAGCAGATCATGTTGGTCGTGCTATTATCTACGGTGACACAGACTCTTGTTATTTCTCTGCGTATTCTACGCTGAAGAAAGACATTGAGAAAGGACTGATTCCCTGGAACAGAGAATCAGTGGTTGAACTTTACGATACCATAGGAGAAACAGTCAATGGAACATTTGTCAAATTCATGCAGGACGCCTTCCACTGTCCAAAGACTCGAGGGGACGTCATCAAAGCAGGTCGCGAGATTGTTGCAAGCAAAGGACTGTTTATCACCAAAAAACGATACGCAGTTCTCTACTACGACAAAGAAGGCAAACGTGCTGATGTCGACGGTCCAGGCAAAATCAAAGCCATGGGGCTTGACCTCAAGCGGTCAGATACCCCGGTTGTTATCCAAGACTTCTTGAGTGCGGTACTGACCCGAGTGCTAAACGGCGAGACTAAGGAATCAGTGTTGGAATACATCACTAACTTTCGCACAGAATTCAAGACACGGCCAGGCTGGGAAAAAGGTTCACCTAAACGTGCCAATAACATCACTGACTATCGTGACAAAGAAAAGAAAGCCGGCAAAACCAACATGCCCGGTCATGTTCGAGCTAGTCTAAACTGGAACACTCTTAAGCGAATGATGGATGACAAATATTCTATGAACATCGTAGATGGTGCTAAAGTCATTGTCTGCAAGGTCAAAGACAATCCTATGGGCTATACCTCAGTGGCATATCCTGTGGATGAACTGAGACTGCCGCAATGGTTCAAAGATCTGCCTTTCGACGATGGCGAAATGGAAACCACTGTCATTGACGAAAAGCTAGAAAACCTTATTGGTGTTTTGGAATGGGACATCAGTTCAACAAGGTCGGATAACACATTCAGCAAACTGTTTGATTTTGAGTGATTTCTAGGTTGATTTTTTCTCAAGATCTAAATATAATCTTAATATACATGGAGAATCTCTAAATGAAAGATATACTACAAGACATCGTAAGCCACACACAGAACCTAGGCTTCTTGACCACGGTCAAGGTCACAGGCACAGAAGAAAAAACCACAATCAACTCAATGGCTGATGACCGTTCAGTGATCATGGAAGCAGAAACTGTTAACCCTTATCCAGACATGTTGGGTGTGTTTGGTATGCCGCAGCTCAACAAACTAAAGTATCTGTTAGACGGGGCAGAATACAAGGATGATGCAAAGATTTCAATCACTACTGCAGAACGCAACGGTGACGTTATTCCTGTAGGCATTCACTTTGAAAACAAAGACAGCGATTTTAAAAACGATTATCGTTTTATGAATGCAGAAATCATCAACGAAAAGATGAAAACTGTCAAGTTCCGTGGTGTCAAGTGGGATGTGGAACTGGAACCTAGCGTGGCCGCGGTACAGCGTTTCAACTTCCAGGCAGGTGCTAACAACGAGCATCCAACATTCTTGGCCAAGACAGACGGCGGTAATCTCAAGTTTATCTTTGGTGATGCAAGCACACACGGTGGTGAGTTTATTTTTGCACAGAACGTAGCAGGTAAACTGGATCGTGGTTGGACTTGGCCAGTGCTTCCAATCTTAAGTATCCTTAAGATCGCTGATGTTAATAACACCAAGATGTCTCTGAGCAATGAAGGTGCTATTCAGATCACACTCGACAGTGGATTAGCCACTTACAAATATATTGTTCCTGCACAAGCTGCCTAAATATGATTAAAGGTCTACAGGGTGTTAGCGGACTAACAGTATCTGGTGGTAACACCAGTGTGCCATATATTAATATGAATATTACCAATCCAATGCAAGGTATGGTCCGTGTATGGGGATCAGACATGCAGGTATTTGATGGTAGTACGTGGATGAACCTAACTACCAGTTATGCCACTGTAGGACTAGATCAAGAAACACAAAATTTATTGTCTTGGGCAAAAAGTAAACAACGCCAAGAGATTGAGATTTTAGAAAAAGCTATGAAAAATGAAGCAGTTCGCATTGCGCTAGAAAATGTAAAAGAGGCACAAGACCAACTAACAATAATAGCACACCTATCGAGAGAATATGAAACAACCAATTGACCTAACACCCCTACAAAAAGACTATGCGGTATATTTGCCTGCTATCAGCAGTTTTTATTCCACATACATAGCCAAGCAGAGAGTAGAAGAATTTATTCCTAAAGATCGAATTCCTAAAGAGTTTGATCGCGGCATTGAAGGCATGAACTTTCTAAATCCCGAACAGGGCTATTTCTATTACAAGTATGGTCTATATTCAGCAGGTCACGCACAACTGGATCTCAACAAGAGTCTCGTACAGGAATCCATGATACAGGACCGTGATCGATCGAAAACTATGATCCTAGGCGACTCTGGTGGATACCAGATTGGTAAAGGTGTACTCAAGTTCGATTGGTTAAATTTTGAAGGTGCAGAAGCCAACAAGACTCGTCAAAAGATACTGGAATGGCTAGAAGTTACTGCAGATTGGTCCATGATGCTTGACGTTCCTACATGGGCCTGTGATCATATTCATTCACCTAAGACTGGTCTAAAGACGTTTGAAGACTGCCTAGAAAAGACCAAATTTAACAACGACTACTTTTTACAGAATCGTCTAGGTCAGACCAAGTGGTTAAACGTACTACAAGGCAGCGACTGGGACACAGCTGAACGTTGGTACGAAGGTGTCAAAGAGTTTTCAGATCCCAAAGGCAAGTATGCTGGTAAGGAAGCAGAAGGCTGGGCTATGGGTGGCGCTAACATGTGCAAGATGCCTATTACCTTACGCAGACTGATCACATTAAAGTTTGAAGGTATGTTAGAAGGCAAGGACTGGATGCACTTCTTAGGTACAGCTCAACTAGACTGGGCCTGTTATCTCACACTGATCCAACGGGAGATCAAAAAAATAAATGAAAACTTCACTATTTCCTTTGACTGCGCATCACCTTTCATCGCAACAGCTCACGGATTGGTATATACTAATGCCCAACATTCCAATAAACGATTCAGTGTTATCATGGATAAAGCCCCGGACACTAAGAATCTTTCCGGACGGCACGATATACCTTTTCCTTTCGAAAGCGATTTTGGTCGAAGACTTACGATCGCAGATATATGCCATTACGCACCAGGCATGTTGAACAAGATCAAGAAAGAAGGCAAGACATCATGGGATTCATTTGCCTATGCATTGATGATGGGTCATAATGTTGAATGTCATATTCGTGCTGTGCAACGTGCCAACAACTTAATGGATATTGAGTGTGCTAAGTTTGATCCAGATTGGCGTATGTGGGGTATTGAAGGCAAGAAAGAAAAAGACTACAGCGAATGGGTGCCTAACAAGATACTATACTTCAGTAACTTTGTAAAAGAACTGTTCTCTAAGTCTACCAAACAAGAAGCGTTTGACATGATCGAAACTGCTTCGAGATTCTTGACCAGTCTAGAAGGTGCCCGACTGCAGGGTGGCCCAGTGGCCTATGCTGTACCAAACATCTTGACATTTGAAGATGGTAAGAAAACTGATGAGATAGATTTCTCAAATCCCGATGATGATGAACTACGTGCTTTGGAAGAAAGTGTAATTGTATAAGGAGACCGTATGTACGAACAGCGTATTAAACATTTGGAAGAAGCTCACCGTGCTTTGGACAAACAGATTGACACTTTGGAAAAAACAGGAGTGTTTCAGGACCTAAAACTGGAAGAAATGAAGAAACAGAGGTTGCATCTCAAAGACAATATTGCTATACTTAAACATAAACAACAACTTCACACACAGGCATAACGATGGCAGCGCATACTTTTAGTCTCAATCGCACACAGGTTGAAAAACTCGCTAAGATGGCAGATCACTTCAAAGAAGTAGAATGGTTCACCCTAGAATCAAACAGCTCAAGTGGTATCGGTCCTACAGTTTCCGTGAAGTTTAATCTTTTCGGTGATCATGACAAGGATGAAGATACCACCATCGACATCACTGATGTGAGCACTTGGTAATGAAAATCAAATTTGACAAACACACTATGCCGGATGAACTGTATAATTCATTGCTTCAGCACTTTGTAAATGAAGCAGTTGGTCTAGGTGTAGAGGTTGATAAATTTACTCAGTTTAACAACTGGGTCGTCGAATGTGAGTGCGACTCTAAAGAAGCAGTTCATTAGGAAAATATATGAAACAAGAACTAGATAAGTTGTTGTGCGAAAAATATCCCAAGATGATGATTAATCGCAACAAAAGCATGCAGGAAACTTGTATGTGCTGGGGATTTGAATGTGGTGATGGCTGGTTCAATGTACTAGATCAGCTCATGGGTAATATTCAGCATCACATTGATTGGAACAATAAGAACTTTGAAAAAGGTTATACACAGTACAAACAAGTACCGCAAGTAACGCTGGATCAAGTCAAAGAAAAGTTTGGCACACTGCGTTTCTACTACACAGGTGGAGATGATGTTATTGACGGTATGGTACGTATGGCAGAAAGCATGAGCGGAGTCACTTGTGAAGAGTGTGGTAACTCTGGCACAACAGGTGGACAAGGATGGCTAGTGACATTGTGCGAAACTCACAGAACTGCTCGTGAAGAACGACAATTAATTAAACAAGGATTCGAACAATGAAGTGTGAATTGTGCCATCGAGAGTACAGTCCGCAGTGTGACTATCATCAAGGCCGCTGTCCTCA